CTTGCGGCATGGGGAGTATTAAGTTGGTTGTCTCAACCTAAAGACACGCTGGTTCTTTTGACATCGACCACATTACGTGAGGCACGGAAAAGGATTTGGGGGTCAGTGATCAGTTTACTTCTTCCCTTAGAAGGACTAGTCCCTATAAGAATCAGAGACAGTATAGGTAACGCTTGTTATGTTACCCCTTCAGGAAACTTGGTAGAAAGAGCAGGGTTATCTTTGATAGCTTCTGAAAGAAGCAGAACTAAAGATGCTATAGGGAAGTTAATTGGTATAAAGCAGAAGAAGGTTATTCTAATTGGGGACGAGCTTTCTGAATTAAGCGAGAGTATATTGCAGGCTTCCTTATCTAACCTATCTAAAAACCCTTCCTTTTCATTGGTTGCTCTAAGTAACCCCTCGTCACGTTTTGATGCGTTTGGAATTTTCTCCGAACCTAAAGGGGGCTGGGACTCTGTTGACACCAACATTGATGATACGTGGGACACCAAATGGGGAGGTAAGTACATTAGATTTGATGCCGAACGCTCGCCTAACATAATAGCGGGAGAGACTTTGTACCCTTGGCTCCCTACTGAGGAGAAGTTAAATGAAGATAAAGCCTTATTAGGGCAGAATAGTAGGGGGTATATGCGGATGGTGAGAGCTGTCTTTTTTGATAGTGACGAAGCTGAAGGAGTTTACACAGAAGCTGAACTCGCTAGATCAGGAGCTATGAAGCAGGTAGAGTGGCAAGGGACCCCAATAAACATATGCGGATTTGACCCCGCTTTTACTAATTCAGGAGACAGGTGTATGCTCGTTTTTGGTAAAGTGGGCTATGATACCACAGGCCAATACGTGTGTGAATTAGGAGATCACGTTCACCTTACCGACGATGCCACCAACAAGAGCACTCCTCGTAGTTATCAGATTGTGAAACAGGTTCGACAGGAGTGTGAGAAGAGAGGGGTTCGGGCTCTTGATCTTGGAGTAGACTCAACAGGTGCTGGAGCTCCCTTGTGTGACTTGTTGGCAGGAGAGTGGAGTGATGATTTTCTTCGGGTTTCATTTGGAGGCAGAGCTACAGATAAAAGAGCTAGTGCTAATAGTAAGATGACAGGGCATGAGTTATTTATGAATAGGGTAACTGAACTATGGTTTGTAGGAAAGGAGCTTATTAGAACTAAACAATTTTTTGGCATCTCTGTTGACTTAGCGCAAGAGATAACAGGCCGTAGGTACGATATGATTAAAGGGACTAACCTAAGAATGCGGATGGAGTCTAAAGTAGATTATAAATCCCGCTTCGGGAAAAGCCCTGACCTTGCTGATGCGGCGTTCTTATGTTTAGATGTAGCGCGACAACGACACGGACTCGTAGCGGTCGAGCCTCCTGAAGAGGGGGCCTCTGTAAAACCCCGCCAACGAAAATCCATTAAAAAGTTAACGGGCATTTTGTCTAATAACCCTTTGGGGTAAAGGGCTCAGGGCAAATTGAAAAGTTTATAGAAGCCTAATTAAGTTTATTCTAAATATTAAGAATAAACTTAATTAGAGTAATAGAAGAATAATATAGACTAGTGTATAGCCTGTTGCCTTTACCAAAAAAGAGTTTAAATTTAGGTTATGTCAGATAGTCTCGATAATTTAGCGGAGAATTTCGCTGAAAGA